AAATTACCTAAGATTTTAGAGCAGCTTGGAGATGGAGATTATAGAATTAAGATTAAAAATTCTAAAGTTGTCATTTTATCTAAAAATAATCGTTATGAACACAATGAGATAAAAAAGATTCTTGAAGAAAATTAAAAAAGGGGCTAAACCCCTTTTATTTTAATATATTAAAAACTTTCAATGTAATCGCTGCCACTGATAATTTGTTTATTGTCGAAACCAAAATTTAAAATTGCTAAATCATCTAAATATTTTTTATATAAACTTGGTTTTCTAAGTTCTTCTGCTGTATAATCTTTACCTGTTTTTTCTTTAAAGAATTGCTTCAATTCTTCTTCGTTTAAACATTTAGCATTTTCTTTAAGAGTAGACATATAACACCCTCTCATAGTATTAAACCAAATATTAACGTCTTTTTTCAAAGCTACAACAAATACATCATAGTCTCTTTCTTTTAAAATAAACCAGCCGAAACCTAATTTTTCAAATCCACTCATATTTTTTACCCCCTTAATTTTATTATCAATTATATCTTTAATTTCGTTTAATTCCTCTAATGTTGAAAATTCTTTAATAAAATGTAAACATTATGTCAACAGTTTTTTTATATTTTTTTTTAGTTGCAAAAAAGTATTGTAAATGATATAATTAAGATATAAGAATTTTAGGTATTTTGTAGAACTAATTTAGTCCAAAATACAGAATAAAATTTTTATAAAAAAACAACTGAATATAATATCTTACGATAAAAATTTAATTTAGATTAAAAAGTATATGGGATATACAAGGCAAGTTTACGAAAGTAGGCTAGTTTTTTGTATATCCCTTTTTATTTTTATAGGAGTTTTTTATGAAAACGTATAAAAAGTTTTTCGATATAGGCTTTAGAGATGGACCAGTTTTATTTGCATTAGGAAAATTACACATAGGGAGCTATATAGATACACATACAACATTACTAAATAATGTACTAGACTTAAATTTGGAATTTGAAACAGTTAAAGAAAGTTTAGACATAAACAGAAATTCAAAAGAAATAACAAGGTTTGAAGATATTGAAGGGAAATGTTTATTTGGAAATTTAACACAAGGCACTATATACTGGGAGCATTTTAGTGATAAAAAATTATTGAGTAAAGTTGAAAAATTAGAGCCTAATTATAGGCATAAAATACTTTGCTACAAGCAAAAACGAGGTAAAAAATGAAAGAATTAAAAATAATTAATAAAAAGATAGAAGAAATAAAAGAATATGAAAATAATGCTAAGGAACACCCAGATTGGCAAATAGATCAAATAGCTAATTCTATAAAAGAGTTTGGATTTAATGATCCAATAGCAATAAATACAGATAATCAAATTATTGAGGGACACGGGAGATTGTTAGCAGCCAAACAATTAAGATTGAGTGAAATACCTTGTATTGTTTTAACTGGACTTACAGAAGTTCAAGAAAGGGCATATATAATTGCTCACAATAAAACTACAATGAACACAGATTTTGATTTAGACAGGTTACAGTATGAGTTGAATGCTCTGAAAGTAGAAGATTTTGATTTAAGTTTAACAGGATTTAGTGATGATGAGATTGATAGTATTTTAAATTCTAGCAATCTTTTACTTGATAAATATGGAGATGTAGAAGAAGAACAGAAAGGGAATTTAATTAAAAAATTTATAGTGCCTCCATTCACAATAATAGATTCAACAAAAAATCCTTGGGTTAGTATAAAAAATAAATGGAAAGAAAGCATTAATAGTTTAAAAGGTAGAAGTAAAGAATTAATAGGCGAGAGATATGGAACTAGCTTATTTGATGGTGCTATAAGTGAAGTTTTTTATAAGTGGTTTTTACCTAATGGAGATATAGAAACTAAAAAAATATTAGACCCTTTTTGTGGTGGTGTAATTAGAGGAGCAGTAGCTGAATTATTAGGATATAAATATACAGGATTTGATATTAGAAAAGAACAGATAGATATTAATAGAGAGCAATCCAAAGAATTAGGAATATCACCAAAATTTATATTAGATGATTCTGAAAATGTTGACAAATATATAGATGATGATACACAAGATTTAATTTTTAGTTGCCCGCCATACTTAGATTTAGAAGTATATAGCAACAATGAAAATGATTTATCAAATATGGAATATAAAGATTTTATAAATAAATACAATACGATCATAAAAAAACATTGTAAAAAATTAAAAGATAATAGATTTGCAATTTTTGTTGTTGGAGATGTTAGAGATAAAAACGGAATTCTGATTGATTTTGTAGGAGATACTATAAACGCTTTTAAAAATGCTGGTTTAAATTACTATTGTCAAGTTATTTATAAAGAACAAATTGGAAGTGCAAGATTTAGAGTTGGAAAATATTTTAATGGAAGCAGGAAATTAGTAAAAATTCATCAAAATATACTGGTTTTTTATAAAGGAAATGTTAAAGATATAAAAAAATATTACAAAGAATTCTATAACAATGATGAAGTTGACGATCTTATAAATGAAGTAGAAGAAGATTAAAGTAGGTGATAACAATTGCAAAGAGTAAATATGAAACAGATGTTAAACCAAGACTTGTAGAAATAGAAGCTTGGAAAAGAGATGGATTAACAGATGAACAAATATATATAAATTTAGGGATTAGTAAACAAAGTTTTTATAAATATAAAGAGAAGTATGTTGACTTTTTTGACTCTTTAAAAAAAGGCAAAGAAGTTGCAGATATTGAAGTAGAAAATGCACTTTTTAAAAGAGCGATAGGATACAAATATAAAGAAGTTATAAAAGAAGTTAAAGAGATAGATGGAAAGAAAACAACATATGTAAAAGAAGTTATAAAAGAAATGCCAGGAGATGTAGGGGCTCAGATATTTTGGCTAAAAAATAGAAAATCAAGTAAATGGAAAGACAAGCAAGATATAGACATTGAAGACAACAATGTAAGTATAACTATTCAAGGAGTTAAAAGAAATGGAGATTAATATACAAGCTAATGAGCATTTTATTGACTACTTAAATAATTGGGATAAGAGATTCTATTATGTTGTCGGTGGATATGGGAGTAGTAAATCGTATCATACTGCTTTAAAACTAGTATTAAAAGCTATACAAGAGAAAAGAAGAATATTAGTAGTTAGAGCAGTGTATAGAACTATAAAAGAAAGTTGCTTTTCACTATTAAAAGGGATTATTAGCAACTATAACTTAAATGGGTTCTTTAGTTATACACTTAACCCTCTACATATAAGATGTAGAAATGGGAGCGAGTTTATATTTATGGGCTTAGATGATAGCGAGAAATTAAAATCAATTGATAATGTAGATATGATATGGATTGAAGAGTGTTCAGAAATATCATACAACGCTTTTAATGAGCTAAATGGACGTTTGAGGGCATTAGGAAAAGATTTACATATATTCTTAACTAATAACCCAGTAAGTGTGAATAATTGGACTTATGAAAGATTTATAAAAAAAGCTGGAATAGATGAAGAAGAACTTTATCAAAACAGAATAATTTTAACAGATGATATTTATTATCATCATTCGATAGTTACAGATAATGCATTCGTTAATGATGAATACATACAGCAGTTAAAAAACTTTGAAACTTATGATCCTGAACGTTACAGAATAGCATTTCAAGGGAAGTTTGGAATAGTTGGAGAGAGAGTATTTACAAATGTATCTAAGGCTAGTGACACAGAAGTACAAGCAATAGTTAAAGAATTAAGCAAATACGGATTAGGAAATCTATATGATGGCTTAGATTATGGTTTTAGTATTTCTTATAATGCACTCGTTAGAATGGCTATAGATAGAGAAAATAACTTTTTATATGTCTATGATGAATTATATAACAAGAACTTAATTACAAGTGAATTAATAGCTTCTATGAGTTATATGAAGCAAAGACACAGAGAGATTATTGCAGACAGTGCAAGACCCGAAACTACTGAAGAAATTCGGAGAGCAGGATTCAAAATAATTAATGCAGAAAAAGGGCAAGGAAGTGTTTTAGACGGATTACAGAAGCTAAAGAGTTTCTATAAAATAATCGTTTCTGATAAGTGTATAAACACATATAGAGAACTTACTGAACTATGTCACGAAAAGGATAAAAACGGAAATTATGTAGAAAATAGATTTACTTTAGATCCACACACAGTGGACGCTATGAGATATGGACTAGAAAAGTATAAGGCTACTACATTTAAGAATGGAGAAATAAGAAAGCCACTAGGAGTTTAAATATGGAGAAATCAAGGATATTAAAAGCATATAATGACTATCTTTTAACTGATATTTATAAAAATTGTGATAAATATCGCAAGTTATCAGATGGGAAAAGTGCAGATGTATTTTTTAAAGATGTAAAAGCAAGGGTAAACCTTGAATATATGGGAATAGTTGACAAGCAAGGATATATGAGTACTTATTCTATGAGTAATGGAAGTCTTGTAAGTGATAGCAAAGGTTGCAGTCTTAAAGATTTAGTTGTAGGTAATGGATTATTACAAGCTACTACAAGATTATATGCAGAGTATGCAACAAGTAAGAAACTAGTAACTAATCAGAAAGATTTTGAATTGATAAAAGATTTTGATTTAGATGACTTGCTAGGTAAAGCTATGGTAATTCAATCTTGGGCTGGTAAATTGCTTTTAAAAGGAGTTACAGAATTAGAAAAATTTAGTTTCTATCCAGTAACACCAAAAGATTATTTTCCGATTAGAAATGAATATAATCCAAAACTTATAGATGGATATGTAATTTATAACTTATCTCAAGATGATAAAAATAAAAAAACACTTATATGTGAAATCTATGAGCTAGATAGCATTGAGTATAGAGCTTACAAAATAAATGATAGTTCTATAAGTGAAATATCTTATCCTTTTGACTTAACTGAAAATGGAATGATTGCAGATGGATTAGGTTATAAAGACAATCAAGCTCAAGGTTGGGCAGTAGTTGAAATTGAAAACATCTTTGGTACAAGTGATTATAATGATGATTTAGTTGGTAATGTTAGAGAGTTAGTAATTGGAGATACTTTAACATCACAAGCATTTCAAAAAGTTGCTAATCCATTATTACAAGTACCTGATAGTTTAATAGAAGTAGATACAAATGGACGTAGCACTGTAAGGCTAGATAATAGAGTAGTTGTATTATCAAAAGATGACAAGGAAGTTAAACAAGTGCAGCTTGAAACTAAGACACAAGAATGGAAGTTACAAAGAGAGAATTTGCAAAATGATGCTTATAAACAGTTAGGAGTGAATGATTTAGCTTTTGGAATTGATTTAGGAGGAAGTATATCAAGTGGAGAAGCTAAAAGAAGAAGTTTAGAGAGAATTATTGCAACAGTTGAAAGTAAAAGGGTTAAATGTATAACTGGAATTAAAAATATAATTCTATGGGGCTATAAAAAGCTTAAAGGACAAGATATAGATTTACAAATAGAAGTACAAGACATTTTGAGTTTATCATTAACTGAAAAAATGTCTATTGTGGTTCAAGGAATTCAAAATAATTTAATGAGTTTAGAAACTGCAATTAAATTTCTAGGAGTATTAGGAAAAGATACAGATGAAGAAATAGCTAAAATTAAAGCTAATGTGACGTATCAGGAAAAGCTAATTAACATAATGAATACATTAGCTAGTATTACTAGAGAAGAACAGTTACAAGTTAAATTAGAAGAACTATCAAGCGAGATTATGAAAGATTTAGGGCTAGAAGTTAAGGAGGAATAGTATATGTTCCCAGTAGCTCAAGAGAATAAATTAAGATTAATATTTGAATTTTATACAAAGAAAAGAACAAAAAGAGCAAGAAAAGCTATTAATAACGGACAGTTACCATTATTTGAGTTAACAGATGATGAAAAAAGAAACATTATAAAAGAATTAACAAAAGTTGCTATTGAGGTTAATTTGTCAACATTTGAAAGTTGGAGAACACTCACAGATGAAGAATTAAAAAGAACAGATTTAGAAGGTGCTAAGTATTGGATAAAAAAGAACTATGATTTATTTAATAATACATCTGTAACATCAGATAAATTAATGGATATAAGACAGCAACGGATAACAGAAACTATTAAAAATTATAATAGAGATTTACAAGTATTCAAAAATGGCGAAGTTCCAAAGTCTACATTGGAAGCTTTAAAGCAAGACATAGCTAATAATAGGGCAAGTAAAGAGATTAAAGATATCGTTAAAAGTATTGAAAATGGTACCTATTCCAATGCTGATATCGATAAACTCCAAACTTGGCTTAATAACAGAAATGAGAATTTAGCTAGAAATGAAACGGGTAATTTATATGCACAAGAGTGCAAGGACTTAATGATTGAGAACGGTATTGAACATTTTGTTTGGCACACAATGAAAGATGACAGAGTAAGAGAATCGCACGCTGAACGAGAGGGCTTAGTATTTAGTATCAATGATGAATTACCAGGCGAAGATTTTAATTGTAGATGCTGGGCCGAGCCAATTAGATTAAATTAAATTTTGAGTGAGAAATTGCTTGAGAGGAGAAAAAATGGAATTAAAAGATGGAAAATTAATAATAACTGATGAAGAAAAGAAAATATTAGGTAGTAATGAAGGTAAACAATGGCTAACTGATAATAAGTTTATGATTGAAACAGTTAAAGAGATTGAAAAGCCTTTGACTGCTGAAACTGTAACGGAGTTTATAAGTAAAAATCAAAGCTTATCGGATAAATTATATAACGATAATGCAACTAAGTTTTTAAAAACTAAGTTAGGAGATAAGATAACATCTGATGACTTAGGAAAAGAGATAGTTTTAAAAAGTGAATTCGATAACTTTAAGAATGAAACTATTAAAACTGCTGTAAATTTTGGACTTAGTGCAATATCGCCAAAGTATAGTTCTATGCTAGTCAATACAGTTGATTACAGTAAATTAGATATTAAAGATGGTGAAATAGTAGGATTTAAAGAACAAATAGAAGCTTTAAAAAATACTTACCCTGATTTATTTACAGATAAAACTGTAACATCAACACCTGCACCATTACCATCTAATAATGGACATTCAAAAGTTACTTATGATGATTTTTTAAAGATGTCAGAAGTAGAAAAATCAAAATTAACAGATGAACAATTAAAAGAAATATTAAGAGAAAAAATAGGAGGCTAGATAATATGGCATATCAAAACTTTAAACCAGAAGTTTGGACAGAAATTATAAATAGAAACTTAAATAAAAACTTAGTTTTTGGAGCATTAGCAAACAGAAACTATGAAGGAAAAATCGAGAACGAAGGAAGTTCAGTAAGAATTTTATCAGTGGGAGCAGTTACTGTTTCAGATTATACAGGTGCTGACATAACATTCCAAGAAGACACAGGAGCATATCAAACTATCCAAATAAACAAAGCTAAATACTTTGGATTAAAAATGGACGATGTAGACAAAGCACAAGCTAGAGATGGAGTTATGGAACAACTAACAAATCAAGCGGTTTATGAAATGGCAGACGTTGTAGATACAGAACTTGCAAAACTGTACTCAAAATGTAAAAACAAAGTTGCAGGAACAATTGGAACTAACAAAGTTACAGACTTAATATTAAATTTAGCTGTACAAATGGACAAAGACAACGTCCAAACTGCTAATAGATGGCTTGTTCTATCTCCTGAAGTTTACGGACAATTAATAAAAGAGTTGCCAACTATCTCTACAGGAGAAAACACTCTTGGAATTAACCAAAGTTACTATATTGGTACTTATGGAGGATTTCAAATATTCAAATCTAATAACGTTCAATTAACAGGTAAAAAATATCACTGTATAGGTGGAGTTAGTCAAGGATTAACTTTAGCTATGCAAATAAATAAAATTGAAGCAGGAAGATTTGAAAAATCATTCGGTGAATATATAAAAGGGCTACAACTATTCGGTTGTGACGTTCTTGAAACTGAAACAGGGAAAACAAAATTACTATGTGAATTAGAAGTATCGCAAGCATAAAATGGGAGTTTAAAGCTCCCTTACTGCTTTTAAAAGGAGTTTTATATGATAGGTTATGTAAGTTTAGATGAAGCTAAAGAATTCTTAAAAAACAGATACGAAGAAGTATCCGAACAAGAATTATCTAAAGGTTTATATAAAGCATTAGATAAAATTGAAAGTTTAATGATAAGAGATAGTGGAAAATCAGATACACAAGAATTAATATTTCCTAGAATTAACGAAAAGAAAGTCCCTGATGAGATTAAAAAGGCTCAAATGTTAGAAGCTTATTCAATAGTTAAAGATGTCGAAGATGACAACATTAATGATATTGAAAAAGGCATTGCTAGTAAATCAATCGGTGATATGTCTATTAGTTATAACTCTAATGCTAGTAATAATATAGGCTCTATCATATTTGCAAATGCTCAAGCTAAAAATATTCTTTATAAGTACGTAAGGAAAACATATGATTGGAGTTAAAACATCTGTAAATGTACAAGGTATAGAGAAGTTTTCTGATATAGAAAAGCAATTAAATTTGTTAGCAAAATGGCGATTAGTCGTACAGTTCAGCGAAACTAATACAGAAGCTAACGGGCAAAAGGTAGAATTAATAGCAATGTGGCTAGAATATGGAAGCGAAGGTTTCAATGTTCACTATCCTGCTCGTCCATTTTGGAGAAGTGCAATAGATGGGAATATTCAAAAAATAATGAATAGATTTAAGTTTAATGCTAATCAAGTTGCATTAGGAAAAATGGAAGCTAGAAAATGTTTTGATGATATTGGTAAACAAGTAGTTGAGTATATCAAAAAGAGTATTGAACAAGGAAGCTATGCACCACTTGCAGAAAGTACAATAAAAGCTAGACAAAAAAAAGGAAGTGGAACAAAGCCTTTAATAGATACTAGAACAATGCTTAATAGCTTAGAATACGTAGTCAAGGAGATTTAAAATGAAATTTAGATTAAAACAATTTGCAAAAAATGAGTTAAGAACATACCAAGTTACACGTAAAGCTGAATATGATATGAAAAACCCCGAAGGAATAGAAAATGTTTATCATTGGGAGATGTTAATCTATAAAAAATCTTTAAGAGTAGCAACATCAGATACCAACTCAGCAATAAAAGTTTTAAATCAATTGAATGGAAAAATTTTAAAAAGCTATGATTTAAAGCTAGGAGATATTATAACGGTTGAACAGTTAAATTATAGAGTAGTTGAAATACTGCCTAGAATGTATGCTGATTTTAATGAGTTTGTTTTGGAGTTGATGAAAGATGAATAATCTAGAATTAGAAATATTATTACTTGAGAAAATAAAACAATTAAATGAAAAATTTCAAACTGTCCCTTTCGAACATTTAAGCAAAGTTAATGGACAATTGAAATTACCGAGAGTTCTTGCAAGGACTATTTCTAATCAGGTTATACATAGATATACAAACGATAGAGAAGACTCTGAGAAATACGGAGTTTTTAAACAAACAAATATAAACAAGCATATAATCAGTTTTTCGTTTACTCTAAGCAAAAAAGATAGCTTTATAGATGTAGCAATAATTAGAGATTATTTCACAAATATAGAAGCTGTAAATTGGTGGATTAAATTAAATGGACTGAACTTAGTTATTGAAGAAGTCGGAGAGTTAAAGGATATTACAGATTATTCAGCAAGTGATTTGCTTGAAAGATATGTATTTGACTTAACTGTAAGAACTTCTAAAGAGTTAAGAACAGAAATAGAAATTATAAAAGATGTTAAATTCGATATTGAAGGAGGTAACTAATGGGAATTATATTAGGTGCTGAAAAAAAAATAGTATTTCTTAACACACACAAGCCAAGCCCTGTTGACCAAGCAACTGTTAACATTATAGGAGTATTTAGCACTAAGAAAGCTATAACAGAGCAATTAATTACAAGTATAAAAGATGTAACAGGAGTTGCAGCAGGTGATGATGTTTATAAGATATTACAAGCTTGTTTTAATGGTGGAGCAAAACAAGTATTAGTATTTGGTAAGGCAGTAACTGGAAATAATTATAAAGATTTATTTGATAGTGTAAAAAATGATTGGTTTGGTACTGTTACAGATGAAACAGACTTAGAAAAAATAGCTTTAATTTCTAAAGAAATTGGAGCAAGACAAAAAATGTTATTTGCACAAGTTAAAAAAGATGAAGACATAATGAATTCTGAATCTAAGATAAAAGCAATAGCAGAGGATACAACAGCATTATTTTTCAACAAAAATGAAGAACTTACAGCAGGAGCAGTTGCAGGATATGCAATACCACAATTTCCAGGCTCTGTATTGATAGCTAATAAACTTATAAATGGAGCAGTTGAAAGTGGACTAATTGGAGCAGAACAAGGAGTTTTAGACAAGAACAAAGCTAATTATGTTGCAAGAATGAAAGGACAATTAGGCCTTGCAAATGGTGTTACAGTTACAGGTGATCCGATTGATTTTATCCACTGTGTTAAGGCTTTACAATTTAGATTAGAGGAAGATATTACACTATATTTAAAAGCTACACCAAAGCCTACATTTGCACATGTGGGGCCATTAAAAGGAATTATTTTAGATAGATGTAATCAATTTGTAAGAATGAAAGCATTGGTAGAAGATAAAACAGTAGTTGATATAGTACCACTTGAAGAAATGCCAAAAAATGATATTTTGAATGGTAAATTAACAGGGGTAAAAATCACAGTTTACTATGCTTATGGTATTAGAGAATTATCAGCTGATTTATTCTTTGAAGTTTAGGAGGTGCTAAATGGCTAATATATATAATTATAACAGTAAAAATTATGAATTAGTAATCGGTAAAACAAGAGTAGATGATTATGCTGATGATACTAAAATTACAATAGAGTATGATGGAGATTTTAAAAGCTTAACAAAAGGAGTTGACGGAGCTAGAAGTGTAAATCAACACAATGATTATGACGCAGTTATAAAATTTAAAATTTTACAAAATTCACCTTTAAATCTAGCTTTTAAACAGCTAGCATTAACAGAAGGAGAAAAGGGAACTTTTCCTGTAACTTTTGTTAATAAAGGATTAGATGGAACAATGGGAGCATTCTCAGCTAAAGGCTTCTTTAAGAAAATACCAACTCTTGAAATTGGAACAGACGCAAAAGGTACTGAATGGGAAGTACAATGCATAAATTTAAAAATGGCTTAATAGGGTAGTTTTTTAACTACTCTATTTTTGGAGGTATAAATGGAAAAGAAAGTTATAAGAGTAAATAATTATGATGTAACAGTAATGGAGCAACCAGCAAGCTATGTATTGAGATTAGAAAAAGAAATTGGGAGAACTAGAATAGTTGATTATACTAAAGAGATTTTGAAATATCCAAGCGGTGTTAATGAAAGTTTGGAAAATATAATTGGAGTACCTGAAAGCATTAAATATAAAGACTTAGAACTAAAATTAGATAGCAAAGATGGACTTTATACAATGGAAAAACTATTCATAGCAGGACTTGAAAACGTTGTATTTACTGGAGAAACATTTCTAAAACTGTTAAATAAAAATATAGATGATTTTAAATATCAAGAAATTGAGAAAATAGGCTTAGAAGTATGGGAGCAAGTAAAGAATATCGCCTTTTGTGGTCTAGTTGTAGATACCTTTCGTAGAATGTAACTTAAATTACAATTATGAAAGTATTGAGAATATGATAACTATGTATGGTTATTTCATTAAAGATTTTGAAAGAGCAGAAAATTACACAATTAGGCAACTTGAAACATATATAAACAGGATTATAAGAATGAGGGAGGTGGAATAGATTGAGTACAGGAATTTTAAAATTCAGTATAGATACTTACTTAAATTCAAAAGGTTTTAAAGATTTTAAAAGTAACTTAAAAGAATCTATGAATTTAAGCCAAAGATTTAAAAGTATTACAGGAAGTGCATTAGGTCAATTAGCTATTGGGTACTTTACTATATCAGGACTAGTTGGACAATACAACAAAGCGGTTGAAGCTAGTAACTATCAAATTGAACAAGAAGCTAAATTATACAACACTCTAAGAGCTCAAAACTTTAGAGATGAACAAATAAAATCAATAGTAGATTTAACTGGGAGTTTACAAAGTTTAGGAGTTGTAGGAGATGAGGTAACTCTTGCAGGGGCTCAACAATTAGCAACTTATAGAATGCAAGAGGACAGTATTAAAAAGCTATTGCCAACAATGCAAGATATGCTTGTTAAACAAAAGGGACTTAATGGAACAGGTCAAGACATGGAAGGAATAGCTAGTATGTTTGCTAAGTCTATGAATGGGCAAACAATGGCTCTTAAAAGAAGTGGAATAATCTTATCTGAAAGAGAAGAACAATTATTAAAAGTAGGAACAGAAGAAGAAAAAGTCGCTTTACTTACTGAAGCAGTTAGAAGAAGTATTGGAGAACAAAACAAAGAAATGTTAAAAACTCCCGAAGGTAAGATTACATCAGCAAAGAATAGAATTGGTGATTTATATGAAGTATGGGGAATGTCAGTAAGAGAAACAAGAGCGAAGTTTTGGGAGTTTGTAGCAGATAATGCAGAAGGATTAAAAGATGTAGTTAATAGAGTATTTAAGGCAGGAGCAAGTTTCGTTGATACATTCTTAGGAGTATTTAGAGATATTAAAAAAGGCTTTAATGCTTTGCCTGATAGTGCAAAGAATGCTTTTAAAATTATAGGTGCTGTAGCTGTAGCTACTCAATTTCCACTTATTGCATTAGTTTTAGCTATTGAAGATATATTCGGTGCTTTTCAAGGTAAAGAAAGTTTTACAGAAGGCGCAATAAATGCACTATTAAAATTAACAGGGACTGACTATAGGTTTGCTGATTTAAGAAAGGGGGTATCTGACTTCTTTGATTTACTGATAAAAGGTGCTGATAGTGGAATTGAAAAGATTAATTTAACTACTAAAGTTCTAAGTGATTTAATAGATGTTCTTAAATCAGGTGCAGGAGTATTGCAAATGATTTGGGGAGCAACTGGAGGGTTAGCAATAGACTTTGGGAAAAACACTTATAAGGCTATAACTGGAGATTTTGAAGGGATGAATTGGGATAACTCTGTTGGAAATGTAAAATCTGGGTTTAATAGAGTTCATGGTGCAGCTCAAAACATGAATAAAACTGATGATATGCACAGTGCTTTTTTAGTTGATAAAGCTAACCAAAAAATACAAGAACAAGTTAAGCTTGAAAACTACATAAATGTAAATCGTGGAGTTAAAGGAGTTCCTTTAAATGATGATTATGCAGTAGATTTAAGAAACTTAACAAAAACTTTATCTAATTTTAAAGAGCCAAAAACTCTAAATAATAAGACAGTTCAAGAAACTAAAAAAATGATAAAGCCTGAAGTAACATTGACTAATACTCCAACTTATAATACAAATGTTACAGTAAATGAAGCAACAGACGGGGCAAAGATACAACAAATGCTAGATAATAGTTTAAGAAACAAAGAAAAACAAGACATAGAAAAATTAAAAGCACAGCTTGGAGTTGTAAACTATGGTTTCGGATATTAGGAGGTTTGAATGAGTTTATTTAAACAAGCTATAAGTATGGCACTTAGCTTGCTAGGTGGGACATATAGCCAAAGTTATATACAAGATATACCATTAGAAGTAATATCAGAAAAATCGAGAAGCTTGCCTATGTCCTTACCTTCAAAAAGAGTTGAAAATGGCTTTAATATAAGTGATTCAGTAAGAAAAGAGCCAATGATTATAAATATAACTGTTGTGGATAATAGCAGTGACTATATGTTAAATCGTGATAAATTAATTAAGCTACAGGAGTTAGGCGAAGAAGTACAGTTCGTTTTTTCTAATAGAGATACATATGAACATATGATAATAGAGAACATAGAAGAAGTTGAAACAGATAAACAAAAATACGGTTTTACATACTTTATCACTCTAAGACAGATACAAGTTGGTGAAATTAAAGAAAGTGATGTAAAAACAGATAATAAAAAGGCTCAAACATCAGGAGGAAAAAAGAAACGTACAACTGCCAAAGTTAGTAAGCTAACAAGTGCAGAAAAAAGCAAAGTTAGTAAAGTAACAAGTGGGACAAATAATAACTCAGTTAACACAGAGAAACCAAGAGAAAAAACAGCATTAAGAAACTTGATAGGAGGGTAATATGAAAGCTTTAGAAATAGATGTAACTGATATTCAAGAAAGAGGAATAATAGCCGAATTACCTAATAATATCATTTTAGAGCTAATTTATAATACCTATGATAGTTTTATATATCTATCTATTTTAAACGCTTTAAATGAGCGTATAACAGGTTATAACAAGCTAGTTCCTAACATTGATTATCTTAGTTTAGTTAGAAGTGACGAAAATTTACAATTAAGATGTATTAAAATTAATGAATTTTCGGAAGAAAAAGATAAAATTACTCCTCAAAACTTGAATAAAGATTATAAATTCTTTTTAATAGGTGATGATGATGAAACTGTGGAAACAAGTTAGATTGATAACTATTGGAGAGATAGTATTTGATTATGATGAGTTAGATGTTGAATTCGAAGTTAAATGTACTGATGATAATAAAAGCGATTTAGCAACAATTAAATTATATAATTTATCAGAAACAACAAAGCAAAAATTAAAACTTAATCAAGATGTATCTATTGATGCAGGTTATAGAGATATTCACGGAGTTATATTTAATGGAATAGTTGAAAGTATTAGCACAAGTAGAGATGAAAATGATTTTATAACTACTATTGAGGCAACTCCAAATAATAGGGCCTACGCTAATACTATCATAAATCGGCAATTTAAAGCAGGTATAACAGCAAGTGAAGTAATAAAGCAAATAGGTACGATGTGTAATTTTACTATGGATATAAAGGAACTAGGCAAAGATACTGTATATCCAAATGGCAAGGTGTTTAGTGGTAGATTGTCTAATGTAATTCCAATTCTTGCAAGAGATACAGGGACTATATGCAGATTTACCAATACAACTATTGAATTTAAATTACCAAATAAAGCGTATTCTAGTGTACTACATCTAGGAGGAGAACAAGGACTTATTAGAATAGATAAAAAAATGGATAAGGCAGATATTAAAGAAAAAGATAATAAAAAAGCTAAAAAAGATAGTTCTAAAGCAACATCTAATAAAGCTAAATTTGATATCGAATGTTTATTAATTCCATTGATTAAAATTGGGCAGTTACTGGAGATAGAAAGCACTTTATTTAAAGGACAAGTTATAGTTAAAGAGTGTAATTTTGTAGCTAGTGGGCTTGAAAGCTTTACAGTTACGGCAAGTGTGGAGGTTGTATAATGATAGGACTTATAAAAAATATGATAGATGATAGTTTAAATGAATTACATACAAGTCTAGCTTGTAAAATTACATCTATTAATCATAGTGATGGTACTTGTACAGTGCAACCTTTAGCAAAAAGAGAATTGTGCCAACAAATGATTGATTACCCTCCATTGATAGATGTTAGATTAGATTTTCTTAAATTCGGTGGTTGGAGCTTTCAAATACCTCGTAAAGTTGGCGATATTGTATGGGTTGGCTTTTCTGAAACAGCTTTATCTGATGAAACAAGTCTTGAAAGATTTAGTTTGAATGAGCCTTACATAATTGGAAGTTGTGAAAATGGATATGAAGCTAATTCAGATGACATAATTCTCCAAGGTGCAGGAACTAGAATAGAGATAAAAGGCAACGGAGATATAACTATACTTGCAGGAAGTAATGAAACTACTATAACAAGCAATGTTACATTAAATGGTAATTTAACTATAAATGGCGATACTACACAAGTTGGAAGCACTACACAAACAGGGACAGTAACAGTAAATGGAAGTATTGAAGCAAGCGGAGACGTTACAGGGAAAGGAATTAGTCTAAATGAACATACACATAACTATAAACCTGGCGATTATTCACCTATTCCAACAAGTAAAGCCAATTAGGAGGTGTAAATGACAAGTCCAAAATTAGATCGTGATTGTGAGTTAGTTTTTAATGAAAATGGAGTTTGTGAGTTAGTTAGTAATGCAGATGACTTAGTACAAGCAATTAGAGTTGAGTTAGAACAGAACAAAGGACAATTTGCATTAAATACAGCTTGGGGAACTCCGTACCTAAATGAAGCTAACACAGGCATTTTACAACTTAAAGATAATAAAAATAGAATAATTCAAGAAGTTAGCAAAGTTATAAATAAATATGATGGAGTGCAAAAAATAGAAAGTATTGAATTTATCGATAAAGAATTAGTTATAAACATCAAAATAAATGGGGAGGTGTACACAATATGATAACAGATAAGGGCTTTATAGTTCCAACTATAGATGAAATTTATACAAGAAAATTAAATGATTTTAAAAGTGTAAAGCCTGACCTAAGGGAAACAGATAGTAACATTATAATTGCTTGGTTAAGGTTTGATAGTGCTGAAGAGTACGATAGTTATTTGCAAGCTTTAACAGCATTTAATGAATTGTCAATCTATACTGCAACTGGAAGCAACTTGAATGCTATAACAAGCCATTTAGGTATGACTTGGGAGAAAGAAAAAAAAGCAGTTGGCAAGATTACAGTTACAGCTGAGATAGGAACACAAATCCCACAAGCTTGGGGAGTAGAAACTAAATCAGGCGTTAAGTTTGTAACTCTAAATACATCTACAATTACTACTACAGCAAGAGAGACAGAAATTGAAGTAATAGCTTTAGAAGGTGGAACAGATGGAAATGTAAGTTCAGGAGCAATAACAGAACAAACAGAAATTTTAACTGGAGTTATATCTATTAACAATAAGTTAAATACTCTAGGTGGAAAAGACTTAGAAACAGACACAGAGTTAAGAGAAAGATACCTAAAAAGGCTAGATAGAAAAAGTTCATTTACAACTGAGGGTATTAAAAATTATATCTTACATAATACAAATGTTAAAAAGTGTCAAGTTATAGAGAATGACACTGATACATTTGATAGTGACGGTAGATTAGCACATAGTTATGAATGTATTTGCTATGGAGATACTAACGATAACATCTTAAAAGCTTTATACGAGTATAAAATTGCAGGTATTAGAACGGTTGGAGCAATTACAAAGAATTTTGATGAAATTAGTGTAGGCTTCACTAGACCAACAGAAAAAACTGTATTCTTGAAAGTTGAAATTCAAGGTATTAAGGAAGTTTGGAAAGATGAATTCAAAAAAACTATAAAAGATATTTACTTAAAATATATGGATGAAGTTGAGCCTAATAGCACTATTTACTTATATAAAATCATTGGAGAAATTTATAAAAATGTAAGTGGAATTAAAACTTTAAGAATAAAACTAGGAGATGTTAAGTACAACGAAAGAGAACAAGATTATAAACTTACTACTAAAGAGGTTGCAGTTGCTAATGCTGATGATATAACTATCGAGGTGAATCTATGATACTAAGCAGAGTACCTCATATTTATCACGATACAATTTATTCAAAAAAGATGTTTGAAATAGCTGAAGCTAAGCATTTAAGAATAAGAACTATTTATAATTTATTTTCTAATTTCAATGATATTGATAAATCAGAAGGCTATTTATTAGATGTTTTAGGTGGAAACTTTAAAATTCTAAGAAATGGACTTAATGATATAGAGTACAGAAAACTACTGAAGTTTGAAATAGCATTATTACAATTTTTAGGAAGTCCTAAAGAAATAATTAGAATACTATCAGAATATTTTAAACTAAATCAAACAGAGTTTAGAATTATAGAATTATCGGGGAAAATACTTATTTCTATCCCTGAAAAATTAGATAAAAAAGAAGTCTTTAGCTTAGTAAAGAAGATTAAAGGTGCAGGTGTAGGGTTAGAAGTTATCAATGGAATCTATGTAGAGGATTATCTAATATCTGAACTGCATGAAATGACACTTGAAGAAATAGAGAAAATTACACTAGCAAGAGATGAGTATTATATTGAAATGTACAGTTTATCAGAACTAGAAGCAATGACATTAGAAGAAATAGAAAAAATTAAAATTTCAAGGAGGTAAAAAATGGCTGAATGGATAAATGACCCACAAGGTAGAGAAGAAATAGAAAAGGTTACAAAAGAACTAAAATTACCAGTTTGGAAAGCTAATCACAAGGGAAAATTTAGAGATTTTTGGAATGAGTTATGGGATAAGATTGAAGATTACATACTTAAATTAAAAGGCGATACAGAAAAGAATTCAAAAGGCTTGAATGACAGGCTCATATCAGCAGTTGGAAAGCATGACGGAGATTTTCCTATAGCAAATGCAGTGGTTGGAAATGTCTATTATTCTGAACTTACAAAAAAATATTATAAATGTAAAGTTGCTGGACCTGCTCCAATGCCAAACGGAAATTTTATAGATATGTCTATATTAGAAAATCTTAATAGATTGGAAAATCTAATCAAATATGATTTTGTAGATAAAACTCAAGGGACTAGATATTCAGCTTTAGTTTTTTCTAAAATTGGAAAAACTGCACATGTCTTTTTGGATGTTCCTTCTTCAGTTTCAACAACTTTGAATGATGGAGCTTTACTATTTACATTTCCAGTTGGCTATAAACCAAAATTTTTTAATTTAAAGTTAATAGTTTCAAGTCCTAGTGGGCGAATTGCTAGGACTAGATATGATGCAAACACAGGGAATGTATATGTTTTGAATAAATTAGATATAGGTGAAAGTATGTATTTAGATACTTTCTACTTCTTAGAGTGATTTTTATTCATTTGTAATATAAGAAAAAGAGATATGTTGCTGTGCTCCAATTTTTTTCTGAGATATTCCTAAAAATGCTCCAACCATAACATTTCCATTATTTTTTATAGTAAATCCAGGATCTACCCATATCTCTTCACTTGGTCTATATGGTAAATTTCCAATAATTGTTCCAGATGTATTTATAGCATTATTTAATCCTTGATTTATAACACCTGAGAAAATAACTAGTTTACCAATTTTAATAACTTGTATTAAACCAAAATATTTTAAAAATTCTTGATCCACATCTGTTTTTCTTAAAATTGTAACTTTGATTAAATTTTCCAATCTCTACACATTTTAAAAATCTATCTGTGATGGAACAGATAACCTAAAATACTAAAAATTTTGAAAGGAGTAAATTATGTATTATATATATTCAAAAGAAAAATTACCAAAAATATTATTTGATGTAAACTTAACATCTGATGAGGTTAAACTTTATGGAGGTTGGGATGTTATTTTTGGATATTATCCTAACATTCAAAAAGATAATTCAACAATAATTGAAAGAGATACACCATTCCAATATCCAATTTTTGATAATAACACAATTAGAGAAATGACAAGAGATGAAAAAGTTGCAAATGATATTGAGATAACTCTTGAAGTTGGAGAGTTTATAGAGAACAAAAAGATAATAAAAGTGCCGAAGCCTCAGGGCAATGATAAATATTTAAACTGGGATAAAGAAAAACACTTATGGATATTAGACACAGAAGCACAAAAAAAAGATTATTTTGATGTTATAGACAATTTTAAAGCAACATCTTTAGAGTATGGTTTTGATTATAAAGTTGGAGAAAAAGA